AACTGTGTAGTTTGCTGTCCCGATGTTTGTTGGGTCTGTTAGAGCAACGTCATCAATTGGGTAAGCGAATGTACCTGTTACTCCGGTGTACCACTTAAACTCTAACCAAGGAACGGTTCTTACACCTACCAAATCAGTCGCTATTGCGATTGTGTTAGACTGTAATTGAATGAAATCTCTTAAAGTCTGTTCTAAAACCGCATCTCCTACTGAGAACGGGCCTGTTGCTGCTTCTACGTTTAATATTTCTTCTAATGTGTTGTTAACCATTTTATTCACCTCAATTTATTTGCTATATCTAACAAGATACAGGAATAAAGTCTCCCGATGCGATTGCACCTTCTCCACCAAAGTAGTACCCTACGAATACTGCTGAATTGGTTGCGTCATTTACTGTAACTGTTCCGTTATCAGAAGCAGTCTGTGAAACATATACTGACATTCCAAACTTAGGTGCTGCTGTTGCTGCACCTGCTTTGAGATAGCAAATACCGTCAAGAGCAACTACTGAAACTGTTCCTGTACCTGCTGCTTCTAATGCTTGGTCTGCATCTCTGCTTGATTCAGCCATTGTGTAAGCGATTGGTGTATCTGTTACACTTGCTGTCATTAGTATTCCACCTGCACCGTACTTAACTAAAAGTCCTTTGCTTGCGAAAGTTTCTGCTATATCTACTACGTTTACTGGGTCGTTTCCACTATATGCTACCATTTTATCTCATCTCCTTTATTGTATCGTATGTTGGGGCAACCATTTGTGTACCTTCTCCAACTGCGAGTGTTTTGTTCCATGCACCGGCCCAAGCATTCCACGCTTTAGCGTATAGTGCTTCGTCATTTTCTACTATTCTACCATTTAGATAGTTAGCAACTTTGTGAGTTGATTCAGAAGCGATTGCTTCTTCAATAGGTTTTTCGACTGATTCAACAGGAGACATTTCTACTTCTGTTGGTGTCGGGTGTGCCTCATTCCATGAAGCAATTAGAGAAGTTAGTGTATCGGATGACAAATCTTCGTGTCCCGACATTCCTAATTCTGATGCCTCATCAACAAGAGTTTGACGTGATGCCTCTACTCTTGCTTCTTCTTTTGCCTCAAACTCGCCAACTCTTGAATTGGCTAAAACGAGGGAAGCCTTAAGTGCTTCAATTTCTGCTGCGTAATCTACTGTGTTTTCTTCTTCGGTCATTTTAATCACCTTGTTGTGCTTTGAGTCAGATTGTGAATGTCCTATAAAGGTTGCTTCTGCTGCCGTTGCTTCTATTTTTCGTATAGAATCTATTGTAGCCCTTTGATATGCGGGTTTATGTACGATAGCAAGGTGGTCGAACTTAAAATCTTTACCAAATAACATACCATCTTCGGATGCCTCGACAGGTACTCCGCTACCACCAATTGACACACCGTAGTTATCCCTAGACCATAGGCCGGACTCTAAGGCATCGAATAATTCTGTTCTTACAACGTGTGCTACATATCTAACTTCATAACCACTTGCTACTGTTTTATGGAATGATGCACCTTTAATATATCCGACTACTGCTTCTTCTACTCCACCATCCATATTTCTTGTGAACCCACTACCGTGTTCACTTGCTGCCGGATGATTTAATGTTAGGTCTGCACCTTTCATTTGTTCTGCTACTAACTTTGCACCTTCTTCTGTCAAGGCCCATTTGTTTTTATTCATACCTTCGTGAAATGCTACGCCTCTTATTTCTATAACAGTTTCTCCGGTAGATGCTTCTACTATTGCCTCTACCTCATCAAAATCTAAATCTAAGGTAACTGCTACTTTTCTACATTCACCATCAATCATTTCTTCGTCAATACCACATTCAGAAGCATATCCTTTCTTTTTCTTGTCATCGTAATCTGCTTCTGTTTTAAACTCATGTCCTTCGTGTGCAGCCATACATTCTTCTTTAGAATATCCTGCCTTTTGACACCTAGACATATATTCGCCGTGTGTTTCAGAATCTTTAGGTGTAGGTTCTGCTGCCTGTTTCAAAGCCTTTTCCATTGAAGGTTCGGGGTCCTCTACATATGCAACACTCATACATTCACCATGTGATGCACATTTTTCTTGTGTCATACAAGAAGAACAAACGTCATATGCCGCTTCTGCCTTTTTCTTAATAGGAATACAATTAGGTACTTTTCTACCGTTTTTCATTTTCATACCGTATTGTTCATAACCCGAAGTACAAGGGTCATCGGCATCTTTAGCCTCAACTTCTTCGTCATTACATCCACATCCACATGGTGTTCCATCTTCTGCTTCTACTTTTGTTCCGCCTCGCCATTGTCTACAAGACCAATACCTAGCCTTCCATTTTGGGCCGGGTGTTTTACAGTTGTGTCTAGCACGAAATGATTTCCTTCTAGCAGGGTCATCTCTTTTGATTTCCATATTAGGGTCGCCAAATCTTACAATGACTACATTACCGCTACCATTTTTAGTATATACTGCGAACTTTTTAGGTCCACCTTTTGTTCTAAAGGGTTTATTGAGACTTACAGTACGACCTTGATACTCGGCTGCTGAAACATCTTCTTCATCCCATTCTTCGTATGCTACTACTTCGCCACTACAACCGCATCCACACGACATGGTTTTCCAATTTAGGGTTTGTCTTATTAATCTATTCTAGTATGCCGGATTGTTTTAGGCTTTCTATTAAATCTTTATACAAGGAATAATCAGATAAAGTACATATTGGCTCTATATGTGTATCACCTATGCTATAATTACTATATGCTTTAGGGCTTACATATACCTTAAAATCCTCACTAACATAAGTGTAGTTATCTTCTACCCTTACGATAATATAAAATGGTTCTTTCTCTACTATTTCCCCGGTAATACTACTACAGGAAATCATATTAGAGTCATAAAAGGGACTAGTTTCATAAACAGGTACGCTAAAAGGTATTAAAAAAATACTCATCATACATATAGCGATAAACTTTTCTATAACTTCGTCTTTGTGCATTAACCCCACTTTTCCGTGTCAAGGGCCATAAAGGCAATAGCGATAAATAATAAGATGCAACAAACTTCGTTAAGTGTCATAACACTAGGTTATATTAGTGTTTTATGATTATTTACTTTTTGCCGCCTTTAGTGATTTGAAATGCTTCCATATCTAAAGTATGTTTTTGTTGCATGGCTTCCATATCCAAATCGTGCTGTAATTTTAACTCTTCTAGTTTACGAGTGTGGTTTTTAGATGCGTTAGTAGATTCTACGTCAGCACTTAGTCTGTCCGGTAATACTGCAATTTTAGCACTTTCTTTACCCTTAAATAAATCTAGTACGCTTGTTATAATAAGAAGTGCCGGACCACCTAATAGACCAATAACTGTAAGTTGTGAATCCGATATATCACGTTGTTCGACAACGCTGTAATAAGAAGCAGCCGCAGCGATTATAACCCACGCCATAACAACACCCATACCAAAAGTTAGCATAAGTGTTTCATTGGGATTTGTCATTTTTTGGGTACTCATATCTTTTCGTTGTTCGGGGTGTCTTTTAAGTATTATTGCTGTAACCGCACCAAAAGCAGCCAAAATTAGGCTGTAAATAGCAAATTGGATTTCTGCATTCATATATCTTCCTCGCTAGGTGCGCTTTCTTGTTCATTTTCTCTAGGTAGACTTCCTACATCCGCAGGTTGTTCGACACTTTTTCTTTCGTCACCCTCTTTTCCAATTTCGGGTAAGTTTAGAATATCGAGTGATTGGTTAAGCGTAAGTAGGCCACCATCGTAACCCATAGTTACTCTTTGCATGACATTTAGTGGGGACTCCATATCCATAGCGTCAAACTTAATGGTAGGCAAATCTTGTCGTCTATATGTTATACCTAGTAAGTCTAAGTGCATCATAAATAGTTGCATAGCAGACTCCGCTAGTATTTTGTGCATACGGGATATTGCTTGAACAGCCCAAAGGTTAGCGTTAAATGTTGCGGCAAATGTAGAACCACGTTCTTGACCTGCTGCTACTCTTGGTACTTGTAGTACGGCTGCAATATCAGCATTAATGCTGTCTAGGAAGTCGGCACTATTAGGCATTGTGTTACCTAAATCAACGTGATGTAGATTAACGTAATGCGGCAGTACAGGTATTTGGTCGCCTCTTAAACCGGAAAATAGACTGATTACTTCATCCATGATAAATGATAGTCTTTGTGATTGTTCAACAGGGTCTTGTATGTGTTCAATAGCAGATTTGTCTATTGTAATGTATTGTTTAGTCATAGCATCTTCTAAAGATATACGATTATTCATACTGTTGTATTTCATGCGTATTGCTTGCTTTAGTGCGGAGAAACGTGATGCGCCCCATATACCATAAGTCTTTCTGCCTTTGTTATCTGTAAACCAATTAGAACGGAAATCAACTTTTATGTGTAATATTTCTTTTGCGGAAATAGCAACTTCGTACGGGGATGTTTCCCGCATGATATATGTTCTTGGGTTAATTATAGGGTTATCTTCGTCAGCAACGAAATAAGAACCTACACCGCCTCTTTCATCAACAATAGTTATTTGTTTGATAGGAAGGCTTTGTAGGCCTGTGACCCCTATACCTTGTTTACCTACTATTTTGTTAATGTCATTACCATAAACCATCATATTACGCATAGAGTTAATCATAATGTCGTCAAAATCAAGAGTATCTTCTACAAGACTCTGTATGGCGTTTCGTATCTGTGCATTTTTACCTTTAGAATAATTAATTTCATAATTGTTAGCCGTAAGCGATACAGCACGAACCGCACCGTTTAATTCCGGGTCTAACTTCAACATAAGGTCATACAAATCAAACTCATTGTCAAACTTACTGTCCTGTCTTAGTTTTTCCGTATCTCTAACAATATCGGGTATTCCCGCAATTGCTGAAAACTTTTCGTTAGTAGATAACGCTATTCTCTTCGGTTCTACGGGTTTTTCTACACTTCCGGTCAATCTTTTCCACAAACTTCGCTCGGCCATATAATTACGAGGTTTGTGTCGTTTTATAACAC